GTTACAACAGGTGGTGAAAAAATAGATACCGTAGTTGTTAAGTTTATTGAAACAAAAGATGAAGCTGGAAATGAATGCAACGAAAGTATTGAAGAAGACACTACGAGCAGAGAAGAAGTATAAGATTATTTGCCACGAAGGAGGTTCAAGAAGTTCTAAAACTTGGAGTATATTTCAATTCTTTTTGTTGAAAGCAGTAAAAGGAGACTGTATAACTGTTACTATTGTTAGAGATAAACTAACTTGGATTAAAAGTACATTGTTAAAAGATTTTGCAGAAATGGTGAATATGTATGGTCTAAGCATAACACCAGAAATAAACTTTAATAGGGCAGACCAAGTTTATAATATAAATGGTAGTGAGTTTGCATTCTTTGGTTTGGATTATGCAGAGAAATTACATGGAAGAAAACAGGACTGGTTTTGGATAAATGAAGCATTAGAAGTTGAAAAAAGGCATTTTGACCAGTTAGAAATGAGAACAAGTAAAGGTGGGTTAATAGACTACAATCCGTATAATGATGTGGGCTGGGTTTATGATATTCAGAAGCGACCTGATGTATGTGTAATTAAAAGCACAATGTGGGACAATCCTTTTCTGGAAGAAAATATCAGAAAGAAGATTTTAAGTTACAAACCTACACCAGAGAATATTAGGAACGGAACGGCTGATAATTATATGTGGGAAGTCTATGGTTTGGGGAATAAAGCAAAATTGCAAGGTGTAATATTTGTTAACTGGGATATTGTAGAGGGTATTCCTGATGGTGCTAGGTTTTTGGGATATGGGCTGGACTTTGGTTTTAGAAACGACCCTACTGCATTGGTTGGTCTTTGGGAGTTTGATAAGGAATTATATGCAGATAATCCTATTTATAGAACTGGAATGCTGAATAGTGATATTATAAACGAATTAAAGAAGTTAAAAGTGAATAGTGGTGATTTGATAGTTGGTGATAGTAGTGAGCCGAAAAGTATTGAAGAAATTAGGAGAGCAGGATTTAACATTAAAGGGGCGTACAAAGGTGCTGATAGTGTAAGGTATGGAATTGATTTGTTAAAATCTTTTAAGATACACATAACTAAAAGGAGTATTGAAATGGAAAATGAGTTAAGAAAATATAAATGGAAAGAAGATAGAAATGGGAATATGTTAAATGAACCTATTGACGAGTTGAATCATAGCGTCGATGCACTCAGATATATCGCAATGGAGAAATTAGGAAATAAGCAGGAAGTACAGATTTTGAATAGGGAATTGCTTGGATTGTAAAGGTTGTAAATAGTAAGAATAAATAGTAAGGATTGTAAATTGAAATTGTAATTATGTTATAATTTTGATACGATTATAGTAGGAAAAGAAATAAAACAATTTTATAGTTGGTTGTTTTAATAAATTGTTAATCTAAAAGAATGTTCACAGTTAGTAAAGATACGAGTTTGAATGCCGATTTGATTAAAATGGCTATTGAGGTCAATGAAGATGAAAGAGAAAGGTTTGAGAGATTAGACAGATATTATATTGGCAATCACGATATTCTCGAAAGGACGAAACCGAAAACAGCAAAGAATAACAAAGTTGTTGTTAATCACGCAAGTTATATAGTCGATTTGAATACTGGATACTTAGTAGGTAATCCTGTTGATTATAAAATTGATGATAAGTTTGATGCAGAAGTAGTTTTAGAACAATACAGAGAACAAGTAATTTCTAATACTGATAATGAGATAGTTAAGAAGTTGGGCATTTTTGGTAGGCAGTATGAATTGGTTTATAATGTAGGAAATGATACTAGAAGTGCTATTGTAGACAATAGAAATTGTATTTGTGTTTATGATGATACTGTTGAGCATAATAAATTATTTGCTATTCTTTATCAATTAGGGGAAAGGAAAGGAGAGTATAAAAGCATTAAGGTTTACGATAACAAATTTTTTTATGATTGTGTAGTTGAAGGAAAGACAATAGCAATCGGTGAAGGAATACCGCATTTATTTGGAAAAGTTCCTGTTATTGAGTTTAAGAATAATAGTGAAATGACTGGGGACTTTGAGCAAGTGATAAGTTTAATTGATGCTTATAATACTTTGCAGTCAGATAGAATAAATGATATTGAACAACTGGTTGAAAGTATCTTGGTTGGTTATGGGGTTCAATTAGAAGAAAAGCAAATGCGAGAGTTAATAGAACAAAGGACCTTATTTGGTTTACCAATAGACAGCAAGCTGGATTACTTAATAAGGCAGTTGGACGAAGGGCAGTTAGACATTTTAAGAAAGACTATTGAGAATGATATTTTTAAGATAGCGAAAGTTCCTAATATGTCAGACGAAAACTTTGCTGGAAATAGTAGTGGTGTTGCTTTGAGTTACAAGTTACTTCCTTTTGAAATGAATACTACTACAAAGGAAAGGTTTGTTGAAGATGGATTAAAGGAAAGATTTGAACTTTATAACAATTATTATGTAGCACTTGGTAAAATGGAGAAAATACCTTTAAGTAAGATAGATGTTTTGTTTAAGAGAAGTTTACCACAAAACTTAGTTGAGTTAAGTCAGATAATAGTGAATCTTCAAGGATTAGTTGATGACGAAACATTGGTCGGTTTACTACCATTTGTTGATGACGCAGGTGCAGTAGTTGAGAAGAACAGAGAAGAAGAAAGGGAAAGGCTTGGAATAGGAAACTTTGGAACTGCAAAAGAGAATACAGGGGAAGAAAATGAGAAGGTAGGATTGGAAGAAGAAGCAGGAATAGAATAACTTGATAGGATTTAGAAATGGCAAAGAGTTTAGCACAGACTGATATGCTGTATCAGAAAAGTTTGATTAAGCAATGGGAAGCAAGGGCTGTTCAAAGAACTGTTATGTCAGAAATGACTTCTAGGCAGTTGATAAATAGAGTTATTCCAATGTATGAAGAAACTTTAAGAGATATTGAAAGAGAGTTAAAAGAGTTATATTTACAAAATTCTAATGGACAGGTTTTAGATGTTGCAAAGTTAAGAGAGAAGTTAGTAGGCAATGATAGAAAAAAGGTGTTATTGAAATTGAAAGAAAAAATTACTCTTGCAGGTTATGATTACAAGAAGGTTTTGAATAAAGATTTTCTATATAAGTTAGACAGGTTAGAAGGTTTTAGACAGTATGTGTATTGGAGTGTTAAGGACTTGGTTCCTGAAATGACGATATCTGAAAGGAAATATTACTCGGATATAATCAAACAAGCATATGCTTTAACAAGAGAAGATAATGCTTTGCGAATGATGTATAAAGGAACTGGGCTTGGTGGTTTGGGAAACTTTAAGGGATATTCAATTACTGGTGGGTTTAACATAATAAACGAAGATTTGATAAACAAGATATTAGAAGATGATTTTCTGGGTAGTAATTATGAGATTAGAACGAATACTAATATCGGAGAGTTTGCTGGTGAATTAAGAAATATTCTGGGAATGAAAGCGATAACAGGAATGTCTATTGATAAAACTTCTAAGATTATACACGAAAGGTTTGGAGTAGCAGAGAGAAGTGCAGTTAGATTAATCAGAACGGAAAGTATGCATTTTGCTAATCAAGCGGAGTTGCAAGGATATCAAGATGACGGAATTGAGTATTACAGATATGTGGCTACTTTGGATAATAGAACATCTAAGATTTGTAGGGGAATGAATGGAACGATATGGAAATTAAGTGAAGCAGTTGAAGGATATAATTATCCACCTTTACATAGTAATTGTAGGTCTACAACAGTTGCTATTTTTGCAGATGAGATAAGACCAGAAATGGTAATGGAGAGTAGGTATAAAAGAAGTAAGGATTATACTTATGGGGACATTTTGGAAGAAGTATATAAGGGAAATGAAAGGGCATATAGACTAGGGACTGGTGAAAGTTTGAAGATTGGGAAGAAGTAGGAAATAAGAGATTGAATAAAGACAAGAAATAAAAAACTTGATAAGCTGTTACGATTATGATACTATTATATATAGCAAAGGATTAGTTTTATAACATTTTTATAACCTGTGCTAAAATAAAACAAAAATAAAAGTCTCAAAACTCGACGGAGGTTAAACGGAAAATAAATTATTATGCTGATGTTATGTCAGACAAAAAAATAAACTCGGCAGAAATTGACACATCTAAGGTTTCTGCAATTAAAGAGGGTTCAGATGGAGAGGTTATTACTGAAAATCCTGAAAAAGATAATGAGAAATTATTGACTCAGGAGCAATTTGAAACTGCGCTTAAAGAAAGGTTAGAGCGAGAGCGAAGAAAAATCTTAAAGGAAGCACAGGAGAGAATTGAGAAAGAAAGACAGGAGGCTGAAAGACTTGCTAAGTTGTCGGCAGAAGAAAAAGAAAAAGAGCTGATTAAAAAGACAGAGGACGAGATTAGAGAACGAGAGCAACAGGTTGCTATAAGGGAAAACCGAATAGAAGCAGTTGAACTATTTCAAAAATCTGGTGTTCCTGTTGAATTAGTCAGTTATGTGATTGATGTTGATAAAGACAAAACTTTGGAGAATGCTGATAACTTTATTAAAAAGTATAAAGAAAGTGTTTCTAAAACGGTTGCTGAACAATTAAAAGGAGTAGCACCGAAAGACTTAAAGAGCGAAACAAAAGAGCCTGTCAAGGTAGTAACTTCATTTTAATATTTTTGAATTGAAGTTAATTTATTATTTATAAGGAAATGGCAAAAGAAGATGCATTAAGTATTCTACTTGCTGACGGAACAACTGCTGACAAATTAAAGGAGAGTTATGCAGAATTGGTTGATATGATTCAAAAGAGTGCAATATCTGCACAGATTAAGAATACAAACCTTTCTGGTAATCCTGAAAGTGGTTCTGTTGAAGCAAGGAGATTGATGACTGCCGAAAGTCAGGATTATGGAACAGCTAGAACAGCTGGTGCTGGCGATAAGGTTAAGAACAACGGAGTAACAATTAACCTTGATGTAGATAAAGAAATAGTTGAGGAAGTTGAGTGGAAAGATATTCAGTTCTATGGCATTGATGGAATAATTGCTAAAAGACAAGCAAATCATCAAAATGCTATGATAAGAGAACTTGACAGAGCATTCTTCACAGAAGCAGAGAGTGCTGGAAGTGAGGAAACAATTACTTCTACAACAATTGAAGACCAATTAGAAGAATTGATACAGTCAGTTGAAACTGTTTCTAATAATAATGTAGACGGTGTTGATAGAGAGATGTTAGTATTAACTGTTACACCTGCTGTATATGGAAAAATTAGAAACTATCTTGATAAGGTAACTAACCTTAACGGACAGGATTACAATGTATTTCACGGAGTAAGAGTATTCTCTAATGTAAGACAGACAGCAGATGCTATTTGTATGGCAGTTGGTTCAATAGCACAGCCAGTAGTAGCACAGCCTTATGTTGTAGAACCTATACCTCTTAGCAACGCAGTTGCAATAGAGTTGTTCTATCATTATGGGACAAAAGCAGTTATGCCTGATTTGATTAAGTATGCATCATTAAGTGCAGTATCTGCTTAATTGAAAGAGTTGAGCTTGAAGTTAAAATAAAAGATTAAATAAAAAGATTAAAATAAAAGAGCTTAACTTTTTATTAAGTCGGAATGGACGAAGTGATTGGCAAAATTAAAGAATATGTGATTGCTCTGTGTCCTGAGTTAGAAGAAGATAGCAATATTGATTTTATAATCTCTGATGTAGTTGATAGATTTCTGGCATACACCAACAGACAGCAATTAGTTGCTGGTTATGAAAGGTTCTTAACTGGGACTTATTATGATAGTGATTATGTCGTTGATGTAACTGGTGAAAGGTTACCGATACTTCCTGTTCCTGTTGAATTAGAAAGGACACTCGCAAGAGTGGTAGTTTCTAGTTACAAAGGGATTAAAGGTTTACTTGCTGATAGCAAAGGAATTAAAAGCATATCGGATAATGGTCAGTCTATTAGTTATGGAGATTATATAGAAAGCTATTTTAATTCAAAGGAAGATGATGACATTTTTGGTAGTGCAAAAACTATTATTGATAGATATAGAATACCAACGATTGTTAGAACGAACTTTACAGAAGGGAATTATAGCAATTTATAAAGAGTAATTTATAAGTCTGAATAAATGGAAATACCTGCAAGTTTTAAGAATAAAATTAAAAGTACATTTTATGATAAGGAGATAACACCTTATAAGAAAACAAGCTCAGTAGACACAGACGGTTTTGCACACGACACTATGTCTACAAAGGGGACTAGTTTCTATGGAAATGTACAGTATGGAAACTTGGCTGAATTGCAAGAACAGGAGGGTATTAAAATTGAAGCTGATTTGTTAATTACAACCGACGCAGTAGTGGAACTTGGGGACATCTTGAAATATGGGAATGATTATTACCGTGTTAAGAGGTTTTTGAAATATGATAGTCATAATTTAATAGCTTGTGATAAATGGCAGTAAAGGTAGTAGCGATTAAAAACTTAGATAAATGTATTGAAAAGTTTAACAAAGCTGGTGATGTGGACTTGAAACCTGTTATTAGCAAGTTGACAAGGATTGTTCAAAGGGACGCTAAAATATTAGCACCTGTGGATACTGGAAACCTTATGAATCATATATTTGCTAAGACACTATCTGGTGAAACTGCTTCAAAAGTAGGACTGGGTTCTAATGCGATAGGAGTAGTTTACACGAATGTCGAGTATGCGATTTATCAGGAATACGGCTGGGCTAAGGACTTAAAAGATGGAAGGCATATTATATATTCTGGGAAACCGTTTATGCGACCAGCACTTAAAAAGAATAAACAGTTAATAGAAAGGTCTGTTGAAAACTATTTGAGCAATAAATTGAAAAGCATAAAGAAATGATAGAGCCGAAAACAAGTATTTATAGTTTATTGAGTACGGTAGGGACTACTTATCAGGCAATGCCTGAGGTGGAAGTTACTTATCCGTGTATTACATTTTCTATTGCTGAGGACAGACCTGAATATACTATGGACGGTGAAATAAGTCATCAAGTGGTTGTTGTGAATGTAGACTTGTGGGCTGAAACAAGCTCTGGGACATCTTCTATGTTAGTTGATTTGGTAACTAAAATGTTAACTGGTGGGTACAGAATGACTGCCTGTTCTGATATACCTGTTGAGAGTGGAAGTCATTTATCTACTACTTTTGAAACGATAGTGGGTTAAGTGATAAAATAAATGAGAGAGAAAGAAATAAAGAAATAAAAGAGAGTTTAATTTATAAGTTATTTAATTTTTAATTTATAGGAAAATGGCAAC